ATCCCGGCGGTAAGCGCGCTCATGCGCTCCGCGTCCTGCTCGCTCGGCTCAGCATCGGTGCCGTCATCGGCCTTGTACTTGTCAACAAGCCCCTGAAGCTCGTTAAGCAGGTCATCCATAGTCAGTTCGTCCATTGTCCTAAACCTTTCTGCTCTTGGCGATTGCCAGTGTTGCCCTAGCGATTGCAAGGGCGCTCTTACGGCGCGCAAGCTCCTTGCGCGACTGCTCAATCACTCCGTTGAGCAGGTTTCTTGCTGAAATCTCCGTATTGGGGTCAGCCGGAAGGCTCACCGCCGACACGTCGAAAACCTTTTTGACGCGCGTAATGGTCGTGGTGTGCGTGTCCCGGTCGTATTCGTCAGCGCCCACGCTGAAAGCCCACGACATGCGCGTGATAAGGCCGTTAGTAATCTCTTCGTAAAGGTCGCGCGCGGCCTGAGAGCCGCTAAGGTCTGCCGCGATGAATAGCCCGTGCTTGTCAGGCTCGACAATGAGCGTGTTGTTGCTCATGCGCGCAAGCACCTTGCCCGCATGGTCGTACTGCATGATAACGTCGCTCATGTCCGCGCCGTCGAAAGCGCCGGGGTCGATGATCTCGCGATACTCGTTGCCGTCCCAGTCGGTGAAAAGCACGTATGGGTCGTTGAATGTCGATGCGTAGCCCTCGACGTAGTAATCGGTGTCCAAGCGCTTGTTCGCGCTTCCGTCAGCCGTCCGCACGTTGAGCGGCACGGCAAGGGAACGGTATTGCCGCTCACTCGGTTTCGCTGGCATCGTCTACCTCCTTGCTGGTTCCAACGCCGCTGCTCGCGTCGATAGCGGCTATGTTCGCGTTCGTCTGCGCGGCTTGCCCCGCCTGTTCCGCCGTGTGCTCGCTGATGAGCGCAAGGTCGATATACTCGCCGCGTATCACGTGGCGCTCTCCGCCCTCGTAGTGCGGGGATTGGAAAACATCGGCTACCTGATTGCCGTTCCAGATACCACGGTCGAACAGCGCGACGGAAACGTTAAGCTTCGTCGTGTTGCTGGCGAACTCTAGGCGGTTCGCGCTGAACATGATTGAGTTTCCGTGCGCGATCTCGTTTGCCGTGTACGTCATGGACGTGATAACGAAGCCGAGCTGAACAGCGAACGGCTCGATGCGTCCTTCGTAGTAGCTGTTGAAGGTGTCTTCGTCCGCGCGGTTCGTGACGATATCCTCATTGGAGCCGAAGAAGCGGTAAGCGCTCTTCTCGATTCGCTCCATCTGCGCCGCATCGACCGTGTAACTGTTCGGCGTTATCTGCTGCACGTCTGAAAACAGCTTGTCATATACGGCGATGCCGCCCGCGTTGTCTGCGGAAAGCTGAGCGTTGAACGCCTTGCGCGCCTTCTCTTGGTCGCCCTCGTTGCGGTTCTGGCTGAGCTTGCCGATGAACCGCACCGCCGCGCCCTGATTGATAGCCGACTGCTCGGCTTCGTTCTGCGCGTGCATCAGCTCCAACGTCGGCTGAAGAACGTTCGTGCCGTCGCCGAACAAATCGCTTTGGTACTGGTGGCGCGTCATCACGCCCACGCGCGACCACTCTACAAGCACGCTGTCGCCGGTCGGAAACGTGAGCTTCAGCCAAAGCTCGCCGTCAACGTCGTATGCTTCGCACTGGCTCGGCAGCACGGGATAGTACCCGGTTATCGTAATGCCGTCGCCAGCGTCGATAGGCACGATAAGCGCCGTGTCGTTGACCTGAAGAATCGTCCAAATGCGCTTGATGAACTGCGGCGTTGTCATCCAAGGGTTAGGCTGCTGTCGCAGCGCTCGCGCAGCCGTCGGCTGAGCCGTGCCCGATACTTCGGGTTTCAGCTTGCTTGCGTGGTCTGCGCCGCTCTCGATGATGCTTCGCGTAAGCTCTGCTTCGTAAAGTCCGCCCTGCCACGTCGTGAACGACGGCGCATAGGCCGTGAACGTGGAGAAATAGCCGTTGACAGCTTGCATCTGCGGACGGTGGAACACCGCATCGAAGAGCGAGCGCAGAAACGGTTGTGATCTGCTCAACTCTAACCTCCTATCATCGCGCGGTAATCGTCCGCAATGTTCTTCATCGCAATGAACGCGTCGCACTCAGCCGCCCACGCGTCTATGCGGTTGCGCGGGTCTTGGTTCTTCTTGTCCGGCTGAATGTTCCCGTTAACGTCGGTTCGAATGGCGACGTTCGAACGGCACCATTCGGCAATCGGATTGGCGTTGTCCACGATGCGCCCCTCCTTGTAGAGCGCTCGAAGCTCCTTCATCGGCATTGACAGCGTTTGCGCGCCCTGAATGACCTTTTGCAGGTTGTCAGCGCCGAAATAGTCTTCGTATGCTTCCACGGTAGGCACATCGCGCATGTGCCACGGGTCGTATCCGCACGCTACGGCATAGATTCCGTACTTGTCTTGAACTTCCGCCACCCAATCCAGAACGTCGCGCTTGTCCATGATGGGCGTTTCGCACGTTCGCATAAGCCCGCGCGCAATCCACGCATCGTAAGGCACACCGTCGCGACCGCCGCGCCGCCCCTCGCGCTCTGCTTGCTCCAAAGCGCGAAGCGGAATCCACGCCATATGAAGCGCGTAGATGTTCGGGTCGTTCGGTCGCTGCATCAGAAGGCAAGCAGCGGTAAGGTCGGTCGTGTCCGCCGCGTCAACGCCAAGAACGGCATACGTAAAGGTTCCGTCGCCGGGGTCGAATGTCGCTTCGTTGTGTATCTCAGCCCACGTCAACCAAGCCTGAGACTGGTTTTCAATGAGGTTGAAATCCTTAACAAGCAGCGTGGGAAGGTATGTCGCATCATCCTTAGCCTTGGAAACGTTCTGTCGAAGAGCCGAAAGCGATTTGATCGTGCCAAGGCCGGGGTTCGCCTTAATCCAAGCGCTTTCGTCTTCCCATTCCTCGCGCCCGTCAAGCTCGAAAATGAACGCGATGAAACGCTCTGCCTTCTCGCCGGTCGCCTTGCCGTCAAGCCATTTGGTCGCGTACTCGTATTGCGCATCGAAGATGCTGTTTCGCACGAAACCGTTAGTCGTGATCTCCAACACGAGCGGCTGGCGGCGCGCAGACGTTCCCTGCATCGTCAGGTCGTAAAGGTCGCGGTTCTTCATCGCGGCCAGCTCGTCCACGATTGCGCCGGAAATGTCCAAGCCGTCAAGATGGTTCGTGTTTGCGCTCAGAGCGCGAATGCTGCCCATGTTCAGATCGCAGTACAAGTCTGCAACCCTCTTGCGGATGTGCTTAGCGAGCGCAGGGCTGGTCTGCACCATGCGCCACGCGTTGTTGAAGCCTTTAGCCGCCTGATCGCGCGCGGTTGCTACGTTATAGACCTCCGGCGCGCCTTCATCGTCGTTAACGAGCAAGTCAAGCTCTATCGCAGACGCAAGCGCGGTCTTTCCGTTCTTGCGTCCCATAATCCAGAGCACTTCGCGGTACTGCCGCACGCCCTCAGCGTCAACGAATCCGAAAACGACGGACAGAATGGCGCGTTGGAAAAGCTCAAGCTTGAAATCGTGCCCCAAGCGCCCGGACGGTAGGCGGCAGAAGCTTTCGATGAAGCGAACATGCTTCTGCGCGTATTCCTCGGTAGTGGTACGGATAGAGCGGGTCTGTGTTGTCCATGCCCTGAAGCACGATAGCGGCAACCTGCTTCATCTTGCCGCATGCGGTTATATCGCCGCGCAGGATGCCGCCGAAGTAGTCACGTATGGCGCGCTCGCACGAACCATACTTGCCGGTCGCTCTAACCGAACCGCGTTTCATTGATGAAGTCAATGAGCGCGTCGGCTGCGGCGGTTCCGTTCGGCATCATGTCGGTTAGCTGCTTAACGCCGCGTGAGAACGTGGTGAACAGCTTGTTGTATGCACTGAATCCGGGATGCTCTCGCAGCCCGGTTTGCCCGCCGCCGTTGTCGTACTCGGTGAAGATGTCTTCGTAGAGCAGATCGGCGCGGGCATCGTCAAGCTTGACTTTCAGAAACGCGAGGTTGGCCAAAAGCGGCATGACGGCTTTTCGCTTTTCGTCGGGGATAGCGCCCTTGGTGATCTCGCGCAGCTTCCGAAGCTCGCTCTCTACGCGCTTCTCCTTGGCAACTCGCCGCTTCGGCGGGCTATTCCCCGCGACTGCGGGCGAAACTTTCGAAGTATTGCCTACTTTTGCCGTCATCGCAAGACCACCCCCTTTCGAAAATCCGTCACGCGCAAGAAATTACCTCCCGGCGTTGGTGCCCTAGGCACCACCTGCGTTTTGCAGACCGGGGGGATTGTCTCGCGGGTTTACCTGCGGTTTTGCGTCCGCTTTCTCGCGGTCGCTCTGTGTTGTGTTGCGTTTTTGAATCAATCGCCAAGCGATATCAAATTGCCGTCGCTGTCGAATGCCAGCCCTTGCCTAGTTGAACCCTGCCTTATCCAACCATGCACCTTCTTATGGCATCGGTCGCATAGGCTAACAAGGTTGCTTGGGTCGGTAGCAATGCTTGGGTCGCTGATGTTCGCTGGCGTAAGCTCGATGATGTGATGCACCATGACTGCGGGCGTGATCTCTCCCTGCTGCAAGCAGTGCTGGCATAGGTGAGCGTCACGCGTCAATGCCGCGTCTCTGGCGCGTTCCCAATCGGCGGAAGCGTAGAAGGCGCGCGAGAAGTCCTTAGCCATGCGCACCCCCAAACAAAAATGCCACGAGCGCTGCCGCCCGTGGCCTTACCTAATCCACCGTACCGAACTTTAGCAGAATGCGGAAAGTGAACGCAAGTGCCAATCTTAGGCGTTCTTCAATTTCGCCCATCCTACGCGGTCGATGTAGGCGAAACCAGCCTTGCATAGTTCGCGGCACCATTGCTGCGAGCACTGCATAATGTCCGCTATCTCCGCCCATTCCTGCGCCTGAAGGTAGCCCATGCAGATTGCGTCGGCGTATCTGGTGCCTTTGAGCTTGGCAAGCCCACCGCGTCCGTCTTGCCCGTAAAGCAGTTCGCACGCTTCTTCAATCATTCCTTGCGCGTCGTTGATTCGCCGCTGCAACCTGTCTTCGAAGTCGATACGCTGCAATATCGAGAGTGACCCATCGGAAACCTCACCGCCCCCGCGCCCCTCCGTGTAGCTCTGCGCTTTGGCGCCTTCTTTGGCCTTCATGCGTTCGAGCATATCCCGCGCCTTATCGGTCTTCACCACCTCGGCGCGGATACCCTCGAAATACTCCTTGGCTTTCAAGATCGCGTCACCTACTCAACGCCCGTGCTTCCGAAGCCGCCCGCGCCGCGCTCGGTGTCGCTCAGCTCATCGACCGGCACAAGCTCGCACGGCACATAGGGCATAACGACAAGCTGGCATACGCGCGTACCCGCTTCGAGCGTCACCGTCTCATAACTCTGATTGATGAGCGCCGCGCAAACCTCGCCGCGATAGCCGCTGTCGATAACGCCAACGCTATTCGAAAGCGTGATGCCCTGCTTTGCCGCAAGGCCGCTGCGCGGGAACACCAGCCCCACGCAACCGCTCGGAATCTCGACGGCAAGGCCGCAACCGACAACGCACTTCTGCATCGGTTCGAGCGTGACAGTCTCGGTAATGCGAAGGTCAAGCCCAGCATCGCCCTCATGCGCATAGCGCGGCATCTCGATTCCCTCATTGACCTTCTTAGCGCGAAGCTTCCTGCCAATCATTAGCGCACCCCCAGAACATGACGCGTGACGCGCACGCTTCCAGCCTTAACCCACTTGCCGCCGTAAGTCTGACCCTTCGGGCGGATAACAACCTTGTTTCGGTGGCTCATCGCGACAACCTGATATTCGCTGCCCTCATGCTCCACCGTGTCGTTTAGGAAAACGAGCTTACCCGCCGAATCGACCGGGAACGAAGCGGCGCTGGCGTATGCCGCTACCTCCGGCACGAGCACGACATAAACGGGCTGCTTGATCTCTGCGCCCTTCTTCTTGATTCCGAACATCCTTCTTCCTCCTAAAACGGTACGTCATCGTCGTAAAGGTATGGCGCTGCCGGTTGTGCTGGCGCAACGGGCGATGGGTCGCCGGTAGCCATCGCAAGGCCGGGCGCGGCTGCGTTCGCTGATGCCGTCGATTGCGCGTCGCGCTTGTACTGCATCAGCTCCACATCATCAACGCGAACTTCCCAGCGCTTGATGCTCTGGCCGTCCTTCTGGTAGCTGCGCGTATGGATGCGCCCGAGAAGCGAAATCTTGGTGCCCTTGCGAAGCCACGGCGCGAGCTCTTCGGCGCGCTTGCCGAACATGACGCAATCAGGCCAGTTCGTATATTCGCCCCATGTTCCGTCGCCGTTCGGCGTGCGCTCATTGACCGCCAGAGAGAATGAAACGACAGGGTTTCCGCTCTTCGTATAGCGCAACTCGGCATCTGCACCGAGATTGCCCGAAAGTGTGATCTTGTTTAGGCTCATACTTCATCGCCGCCCATCTTGCGCATTTGCTGCACGATATGAAGGCTGAGCGTCATAACGCCCTTGATGCAGTCTTCTTTGCTCCCCATCTGCTCACCTTGCAGGGTGTCGCAACCGCAGCAAGAGCCATACCAAACGCGGACGTACCAGTATTCGCTAGGCTGATAGCCAACTTCGGGAATGACGTAAACAAGCGTCCCTTGATAGTCGCCATCATTGATTTCATGGATGTTCTCGAAGTCCGGTTTAGGGTCGCCATAGTCGCCCGTCGCTTCAAGCGCAATTGCCTTGACGGTCGCCTTGACGATATCTGAGTAATCGCAATATAGGCATATCGGCTCAAGCCAGCTTTGGATGAGATCGCGATTCTTAGTCCACGCGTCAACAAACTTCTGAATCATCGAGTACCACCGCCGAACAGCTCGACAAGCGCCGCGCGCTGGTTAGCTCCCAAACCGCGAAGGCGGCGCGATTCGGAAATGTGCAGCTTTCGCATGGTCTGCTGAGTTCGGGCGAATCCGTAGCCCGGTGCAGCCTTGATGAGTGTAAAGACCTTCATTCGCGCCACGGCATCATCGGTGCCAGCCATGTTGAGCACGTCGGGCACGCTGTAAGAACCGTCGGCAACGCCCTTCAAGATCGCGGCGCGGCGCTGGCGTGCTGCCTTCGCCTTTTCGAGGTTTGCGCGGCGCTGCTCAGTTGTCAGATTCGGAATCATCTTCGTAGCCTTCCTTCTCATAGGTGATGTACTCGTTGCCGTGCGTCAGCTTGACGGGCGGCGTGTAGTCCTTCAGGGCACCGTCAACGCTGCCGTTCATCAGCTTGCGTTTGAGCCGCGCCCAGTCATCGTCGTTAAGCTCAATGGTTTTCATCGCACCTCATTTCTTCGTGATGCGGTAAGTGCCAGTGAGCTTCAAGCCCTTCAACGTCCGCAAGATGTGCTCTGCGTGCTCCTTGCCGAAGATGGTTAGCGTTTGCGTCGGAATCGTGATCTCGTAGACCGTTTGCGCTTCCCGCTTCTCGCGTTCCCACATCTGCTTTAGGGCTGCTTCGGTCTTCGCCAACGTCGCTTGCATTTCCTTACTCAGCTTCGGCGTGTCGGGCTTGAAATCGAACGTTTGCGGCTCCACTGGCACCCTCCTTTCTCACGATTGCCTGATAATTACTTCTTATCTGGCGCGGGCAGTCTTAACCCGTGCCGAAAGCGGCGGTTTATCTCGCGTTTCGTCCTCGGTCGCCGCGATGCCCGAAAACGGCGTTTTGGTTCACCTTTGGCACACCTCCTAACCCGCCGCGCGGCGCTTCGCTTCGCTGAAGAGCTGAGCCGCCGCCGCGTCTCGCCCGGGCATCAGGTGGCCGTAGATTCGAAGCGTCGTTGCTTCGTCCGCGTGCCCCATGCGCTCCGATAGCGTCTTCAGGTCGCAGCCGTTGGCGATAAGCCACGAAGCGTGCGTGTGCCGCAGGCTGTGAAACGTGATCTCTCGCGGCAGTCCGCATGCGTCGCGTATGCGGCTGAAAGCCCGTGAAATCGTCGTTGGGCGCATATATGAGCCGTCTAGCGTCACCAGTGGGCAATCTGCGCCCAAACGCCCTAGAACGTCGCTCTGAAGCCTCGTGAAGGCATCAATGACCGCGATATCGTCTTGCGTAAGCGCGATGTTGCGGCACTTGCGGCCTTTGGTGACGTTTCTGCGATAAGGCTTCTTGCCCTTGCCCTCAATGACGTTGCCGCCGACGTGGACGTAAGACAGGGAGCGCTTAACGTCGATGCGCTGCACCGCGCAGACCTCGCCAACGCGCATGCCAGTAACGAGCGACAGCCACGAAGCGAAGGCGTAGACGGCGGCGCGGTAGTCGGCCTTCGTCACGATCTCCTTGCTAAGCGCGCCTTCCAGCTTTCCGTTGAAGCCCTCGAAGTCCCATTCGGTGAGCGCCGAAGCTTCGTGTCGTTCCGGCGATGGTTTGGCGACGTATACCAGCGGGTTAGCATCGCAGATGCCAGCGTCTACGAAGTGGTTATAAGCGCCGCGCAAGAAGTTGTGGACGTTGATAACGCTATTGCGGCAAAGCCCTTGCCCTCCTTCGTCCTTTGCCATGAGCAAGCGTTGCTCAAATCGGTTGAAGTCCATAACGCCAAGATCGCGTGCGTTTGCGGTCTTCAGGTAACGTGCGACGTAGCGGCAGAACAGCCGATAGCTCTTAATGCTGTTCGGGCTTGCGCCGTTGCGCTCGCGCAGTTGCACGTAGTCTTCGAGCAAATCGGTCAAGCGGGCGCTTCTAACCGTTCCGTCAGCCGTCACGTAAGCCGCCCACGTCTCAGCGAGGGCTTGCGCTTCATCTTCGGTTGCCGCATTCGGAAACCGCTTGTAAGGGCGAATCGCCTTGCCGTCGATGCTGCGCCCAAGGTACAACCGGCACTCGAAAACGCCATCTGCACCGCGCTTGACCTTAACGCCCATCATGACCACTCGCAGTTTTCACGAATCCGCGAAGGGCAGTCATCGTCGGGGCAGTCCGCGCAATCCAACGGCTCTTTCCTGATGTTGAACTCAACGATTCGGTACTTCAGAGAAAAGCGGATAAGCAACAGCAGGGCATGAGCAAGCGAGTTGGTAAATTGTCCGCACCAGAACGGGCAAAGCCCGCTCATCGCGCCGCGAACCTCGTACTTGCCGCCCATGCTACTTGCCAACCTTCATGAACGCGCGCATAACGCAGATGAGCGCGAACACGACGAACACCGCAAGGGCGATAAGCCCGAACCCAGCGCCGAAGAACACGCCAACCGCGATGCTCACAACGAGCGCCAGAACGGCAAAAAGGACGATTGCGGCGCATCCGTAAGCGCCCTGCTCGATCTCTCTATCTTCTTTCAGCATGTGAAACCTCCTAAAACGTGAGCGCAATAAGCGCGAGAAACACTAGAAACAGCGCTATTGCCAGAAGCGCTTGATAAGCCCAGTAACAGACGCACCAGAACGCGGCTACGGTCGCTGCGGTGGCAATGGCGCAAAGTACGATCTGGTAGCGCTTCACTTCTTGCCTTCCGTCTCGGCAATCAGGTAGTCGATGCACTGCTTGCACTTCTGCAAGTCTTGAACGCCGTTCTTGCGCCGCCAGCGCCAAAGGTATTTGAATGCGCAGCCCCACCAGTAGGCCGATTGGGCGGGCAAGGCGTACTGGTCGCCGCTCATCATCGAGCGCATAGCGTCCATGCACTCAATCTGGCCGTCGCCCGCGTAGTGGTCGGGATGCTCCACGGCATCACCGCGCGAAAGCTCGCCAAGGCTCTTCGCGTGCTTCGTCTCAATCATCGGTAGGTAACTCCAATCATCCACTCGCAAACCCACTTGTGAAACGCTCTGAGAAATGGCTTAACGTTCGTGTCATCAGCCCAGCCCGCAATGCCTATGAACCCGTCTTCGTTGAACGAGATAGCTTCACGGCCTGAGAAGTAGAAGCCGCTAACGCGCAGAAACGCGCTTCTGATTCCTCTACCGCCATCGGCAAGGTTGATTTGCGGCTGGTACTTCTTGCGATAGCACGGGTGCATTTCCATGTGCTCGCCGTTGCGCTCATGCTGCGCATACTCGATTGCAAGGAATCCTTCGAGCGCTCGAATGTCGTTCGTCGTGATCTGCTCATAGGAAAGCTTGCTTGCGAACAGCTCGCGCGCGCCGTCTCGTGTCGTTGGCGCAATCATGCCGTCACCCCCATTTCGTGCGATTGTTGAAAACTCTGTTGAAAACCTGTGGAAAGTCGTTTTTCTGGCGCTCGAATGAGCCGCACAAAACAAGACCGCAAAGAGAAGAAGCAAGAGAAAGAACCTTGCTTGTAAGGTTGACTAACAAGCAAGTACGGTGGGTTTTGGTTTTGGTTCAAGGAACCAAAACCCACCTCATCTTGTTTTGTTTTGTTTTGTTTTATGGTTAGGCGACCATTTGCGAGTGGGTTTAGCACCCATAAAACCACTGGTTTTGCTTTGGGTTTGGCAAACATGCTTTTACACCTCCTGACCTGCTGAATTGTTGTTCTGTGAGTTCTTGCGCGGTCTTCCGCCCTTGCGCCCGTTGGCGCGTTGGCGACCGAAATAGAGCGCGTTTTTGAGCATGCGAAAGTTCGTCAAGAAGCCGTCTTCGTCTCGTTCGAGCAACCCTATATCCAACATCTCTTCGACAAAGGATTTGCAATCTTCAATCGCCATGTACTCATCGAACGCGCCAGACTGTCCGAAGCCCAGAACGCCCGCGAGAATAAGCGCGTCTTCCTCCGTCTCGAAAGCGATACGGTGCCCCTTGGTAGCCGCCAGATATTCGCAGAGCCGCCACCAGCGCCCGTAGCCGTCATAGCCCCGGCGATGAATGAGCCGTTGGCACTTCACGTCTTGTGAAGCGTTGGAATCGTGCGAGAAGAAGGCCATAGGCTCTTGCGCAGCGGTCGTTTCCTCCCGTGTAGGCATGTAGTCACCTCCTAACCGTCTTCCTCGTCGCAGATAACGTCTGGCGCGCCCTGCTGGTGCCATCCGTCCCATACGCAGTGCCCGACTTCGCGGCAGTTCGTCCAAACGTCGCGCCCAACGAACGTGCAGCACGTCTTGCCGCGATGTCGCATGCTTTCGAACTCGCATGCTTCGGGGTCTGGCATGGGCGGTTCGCCGAAATCGAGCGGCAAGGTTGCCTGTGCGCTATTCCTCTTCATCGCTTGAAATGTCGTAGGCAATCGAGCTGCCAACGTAGGTGAGCAGCTTTTGCATGTGCTTAACGGTGCTCGGCTCGGGCTTCGCGTCATCTTCAAACAGGGTGTCAACCCATGCGAGGGTGCCGCGAACGATTGCGAGCGTCGCGCCCATATCAACGTCGAAGCCCTCGCCGGTCTTGGGATTGATAAGCGACATGCTGCCGTTGAGGTCGAAAGTGCCAGCGCCGACCTTGGCGATAGTCTCGGTAATCTCTTTACGCTTCATCTTTCTTCTCCTTGTCAAACATGGATGTTCTAAGCTCGATGCGAAGCTTCGGGTTGCGTTCGAGCAGCCAGCGAGCGAGCAAAGAGCTATCGCTGTTGTTGATTCCGTAGGTGTGTTCGTTGCCCTGATCGTCAACGAAGGGCACGCCAACGAGCTTCGTAGTGCCCTCATAGCGCTGCTTTTCGATGAGGTACTTAGTGGAGACGCGAAGCCCGCGAGCGTCGATTGCGAGCGCTGTAAGCTCGATTTCGCGCAGCGCCTTTGGGTTCTTCTCGCACCACTCCTTGAACAGGTAACGCCTGTCCGCGACCTTTAGCGGCATCGAGTAGACGCGCTGGCGCTCTTGGCGCATGACGGCTTCGAGCGGTTGCGTGTAGTTATCGGTGTCCATGCGGGCACCTCGCTTCACGGCTCATGACGCGGCGCAAGGCCGCTTCTGCTTCCGCCTTGCTCGCCGATGGTGCGACGGGTAGCATCTGGCGGCGGTAGCCCCTGCCGATGCCCCGGTTTTCCGGCGTGCTCGCGTCTTCCTCAATGCGCGCCATCCAGAAGCCCGCGTTGTCGCGGTAGACTTCGGCCTTCATGACCAGATCACGCGCCACAAGACGCGACCAACCACGATGTAAAGCGGGATGAGAAGCCACCAGCCCACGAGATCGCACAACCAACCCAGAAGGGCGGCAGCGGCCATAGGGAGGATGCCGGTTAGCGTCAGAGCAGCGAAAGCATACAAAGCCCAGCGCTGCCAGCGCGGCATGCGCGCTATACTGTCTTCTGTCAATTGGTAAGCCCCTTTTGACACGCCCGTTCGGTGCTGCAACACCGGGCGGGCATCCTTCTTTGCATCCACGCGGCAACGAGAGTTGTAATCGCGTGGAATAACTGCCGTTGCGCGGCATCTAGGCCGCATGATTCGCGCATTCGTAAAACCACCCCCAAAACCACCGGTTTTAATCTCGGTTTTCATCCTTGGAAACCTCCGTTTACTTTTGGAACTCAACAAACCCCAGAAGCTCATTGGGCATGCAGTCGTACAACCTGCAAAGCTCAACCAGCTTCAGAGCCGATGGGGCGGTTTTCCCGTTCTCCCAACTAAGAAGCGTCGTGATGGAAATATCCAACTGCGTAGCGGCTTGCTGAGCAGTTAGAGCAGCCCGCTCACGTGCTTCTCTATACATTGCAACCATGTTCACCTCCTAATAAGCCCTAGCGATTTCAAAGTAAGCGGAACCGCTTACTCACGAGAAAGATAGTAAGCGGTTCCGCCTAGTCTGTCAACGAATTTTTGTGTACAATAATCGGTGCAGATTACTAGAAAGAGGTCTACTATGAGTTCAGACGATGAAGATATCCGCAAGCTCATTGGTTCACGAATAGCAATCGCACGAAAGGCGGCAGGGCTGAATCAAGAAGAGTTAGCCGCTGCCGTTGGTGTTCATAAGCAAACTATTTCGCGCTACGAACGCGGCGTGCTCGTACCAGATGCCAACGAAATATGCGCGATGGTATCCACGCTCAATTGTTCGGCTGACTTCCTTCTTGGTTTTTCAGACACGTTGACCATACGCGGTTAAATAAGCCGTGGAATCCTAGAATGAAAGGCGAAGTGCGGTGAATAGACTTGAAAAGCTTCGGGCAATCAGCCCAAGCGACATTCTTATTTTCGATACCGAAACAACGGGTCTTAATGTCGGCGGCTCGCGCCGTGATGAAATACTGTCACTCGCTGTCATGAATCTTGACGGAGACGTTCTGTTTTGCGATCTATTGAGGCCATCAGAACGCAAAAAGTGGCCGAAAGCAGAAAGCATAAACGGCATATCTCCGTCTATGGTGAAGGACAAGAAGACGATTATAGAAAGGCGCTCGGAAATCGAACCGATTTTCAAGAGCGCTAAGCTATACGTCGCATACAATGCCGATTTCGACCTAGGCTTTCTTAGAGCTTCCGGTTTGGATATACCAGATCGTCAGACGTTTGACGTGATGAAAGAGTTTGCGAAGATACATGGGGCATGGGACGGCACGCATGATGAATGGTCATGGTGCAAGTTAGAAGATTGCGCGGCGTTTTACGGATATCGTAACTTCGAAGCTCACGACGCGCTGAACGACGTTAAGGCAACCGCGCATTGCTTCAATTCGATTCTCGATGATTTTCTTTTCGGTGAGCCGCGCCGCCGACCGAAGCTGGTTAAGGATGAGTTCGGCGATTCGTATTTCGAGTATGGCGACAAAGAGTTTAGAAGCATCGTTTGCAGCGGTTATGCTGCCGCATTGTCCGAAACTGGCAAACACACTAACTACGCGCCATCATCTAACGAGCTTCAGCAGCAAGCCAAGGATGAAAAAGACAGTGCAGATAACCAACCGGCCAGAAACCATGCCGTGTCAGATCAGCGGAGCACCAATAAAGCACTGGTGTTAATCGGTTCCGTTTGCGCATTGATTGGTCTTGCAATCACTGTTTTAGGTGCTGCAATCGTCGGTGTTCCAATTGCTATATTGGGCGCTTTGCTTGCCGTAGGTGCAAGGGGAAGGAAATAGAAAACCCTGCGCGGCTTCTTGGCGGTCGGCGCGCAGGGCAAGTGCAAAGAACGAAGCGCATTAGCGCACTCGCTCTAAGGGGTGATTTTAGCATGGTGAAGAACAGAGCAGCCATATACGCGCGCTTCAGCTCGCACAATCAGCGCTCTGAGAGTATCGAGATACAAGTTGAGAACTCGCGCGCATACTGCGAGCGCGAGGGCTTGCAGGTCGTGCGGGAATACTGCGACTATGCGCAGACAGGGCGCAACGTCAACCGCGCTGAGTTCCAGCGCATGATGAACGATGCGAAGCTAGGTCTATTTGATTTTGTGGTGATTTACAAGGTGACGCGCATAATGCGCAACCGAGATGAAATGGCCTTGGCTCGAATCATGCTGCGCAAGGCCGGTGTTGAAATACTGTACGCGGGCGAAGAGATCGCGAGCGGTTCGAGCGGTGTGCTGCAACTAGGCATGCTCGAAGTTCTCGCGGAATGGGAAAGCGCTATCGACAGTGAGCGCATAAGAGACGGAATCCAGAAGAACGCCGCTCGGTGCCTTGCTAACGGGCATTCGCTATACGGTTGGGATATTGTAGACGGTCGTTATAGCGTCAATGAGCGCGAAGCGGCGCTTATGCGCAAGATGAAGAACATGCTGTTTTCCGGCCATTCGGTAGCCGATATCGTGCGGGCGCTCGAAGGTGAGAAGACACGCAATGGAAAGCCCTTCAACCAAGACAAGGTGACTAAGCTTCTGCGAAGGGTGCAGAACGGCGGAACATATAGCTATGCCGGTCATGTGGTAGAAGGTGGGATGCCGGGTCTTTGGCCGCAAGTAGAACAAGACATGATAGAAAGCGTCCTTAACGACAGGCACCGCCCGCGCCGCAAGGTAGATTCGTCTAAAGAGTTTCCGCTTTCCGGCAAACTCTACTGCACGAAATGCGGTATGCCAATGGCGGGAATGAGTGGAACATCTAAGACAGGCAAAGCCTATCACTACTACCGTTGCCGCAAGTGCAGAAGAACAGTGCGCCGTGATCTGATAGAAGATGCCGTAGTAGATATGACGCTGCAAGCCGTTGCGCGCGACGATGTGCGACAGCGGATAGCGCAAGGAATGGCGCTCTACCAATCAGAGCAAGAAGAGACGAAGCCAGAAAGCTACTATCTGAAGAAAGAGCTTAGGCGCATTGATGCGGCGTTCGAACGCATCTGGCAAGCGATAGAAGATGGGATTGCACCACCGGGCGGAAAAGAGCGCACGGACGAACTGAAGTGCCGCAAAGCGGAAATCGAAGCGCAGCTGCGCATAGCAGAGCGCGACGAATCTATGTCGTTTGGCGTTGACGAACTCATGCTGTGGCTCGATGAGATCGCAACGGAACTAACGCCGCTCGATATCCTCAACAAGTTTGTTCGGTTCGCTGAGATTGACGGCAAGAGCAACCGCATACGCGTTTACTTTGCCTTCGATAAGCACGGTGACGGCTTTTCGCCTAACAGCGCGGACAAAGGCGAACACCTCTATGAAGAGAGGTGTTCGCCTAATTCTACGCTGGTGGAGCATAGGGGGATCGAACCCCTGACCTCAGGCTTGCAAAGCCCGCGCTCTCCCAGCTGAGCTAATGCCCCAAGTTGCACATTCTTTGGCTAGTCGCGAACTGCATAAAACCGCGTCTAGAAATTAATAAACGCTCCACCGGCTAACTCGGCTCACGGTGGAGCGTTTATTGCAAAAAATGGTGGGCCCGAATGGATTTGAACCAGCGACCTCACGCTTATCAGGCGTGCGCTCTAACCAACTGAGCTACGGGCCCAAAAAAAGTGCCTGATCACTATACGTCGAATCACTAAGTTCGGTCAAGCACTTTTTGAATATTTCTTACCAGTTTTTGAATATCCGGTAACGGCAGCGTTTTTTCCAACTCGAGAGCCGTGCACTCGGGTGCGCATTCCGATGCATGGTACGCTAAGACCAAGCACCGAGCTTGGCATCGGAAGAGGAACGCTTCATTGAACATCAAACAGATCAAGTACTTCGTCAGCGTCGCGAATCGCGGCAGCCTGTCCTCGGCCGCTCGCGAGCACGGCATTTCCGTGCAGGCAGTGTCGAAGTCGATGGCAGACCTCGAATTCGAATTCGGAGAGAACTTGTTCGATCGCAGCCATCAAGGCATCGAACTCACGCCCCTCGGCGAGGCGTTCCTGGAAAAGGCCGCCGAAGTCGATTCGTCGTTTCGAGAGTTGGAGCTGATAAGCGAGTCCTGTGACGAAAAACCCGTCAAACTCCGGCTGTTCCTCGTCGCACCGGCGTTCTGCAACAACGCGAAAGCCCGCGCTAATATGGCTGCGTTCTTCGACAAGCACCTGAACGCCCGAACCGAAACATCCATCGGAACAGGAGAAGCCGGCCTTGACGCCCTTCGCGCGGGGTCATGCGATGCGCTCATCACCATAGGGCCGCTCGACCGCCCCGGCTTCGATTGCTTCCCCATGGGAACAGTTCCCGCAGGAATCTGCATGGCTGCGAATCACCCTCTGGCCCGCCAAAACGCCGTATCCCTCGAACAGCTGGAGCCCTACCGCGTGATATCTTCGCGCACGTTCGACCATTTCAACGAATCCATCTTGGTCATGTACCGCGAAGACGGGCTGAAATCGCCGATTGTCGAACCGCTCGCGTTTGACGCGCCGCGCCAGTTCTACGTCAAGCACGCGGTGTGCTTCATGGTGAACATCGCCCCGCTTGGCGAGACGCTTCCCCGCAGCCGGATGGTTCCCCTCGCAAGCGAAGATGCGAAGGCAATCCCTCTTTGCCTCATCACGCTCAAGGAGCAAAATCGCCCGCGTACCGAAGCATGGAGCAGCTGCTGAAGGCTCGCGTGAAAACACAACCGTCCGTATCTTGAAACCAAAACGCCACGGCGATGCGACCAGCGACCCTGCCGAAGCGCTATAATCGGTAGGCCGGCCGCGCGCGATGCGACGCAAGAAGCCCGAGGAGGAGCGCCGATGATTCCCGTTACCGTTCAAACGCTGATCGTCTCGGCGGCGCCGTCGCCGTCCATCATCGTGCTGCAACCGGTAGAGGAGATCGTCCAAGAAGGGAAGTCGCGCATCATCCCCATCTGGGTTGGCGTGAACGAAGCGACGCAAATGGGCATCGCACTGGAAAAGGCGCGGTTCTCGCGGCCGATGACGCACGACCTGTTCCTCGACGCGCTGACGAACCTCGACGCGCAGATCGACCACGTGGTCATCAACGACGTGCAGGGTGCGACGTTCTTCGCGCGGCTCACGCTGCGCCAGCACGACCGCCTCATCGACCTCGACGCGCGCCCGAGCGACGCGTTGGCGCTGGCCGTGCGGCAGAAAGCTCCCATCTATATCGAGGAGGATGTGCTGGAGCGTGCTTCGTTCCCCTATGTGCTGAGGCGGACGGAACCGGAAGCGAGCGAAGCCGAACTGTCCGAGTTCAAAAAGTTTCTCGAAAG